TGCCAATGCAGTTGCCATCACCGGCGGCACCATAATTGGTATCACACCATTATCAGTTGCGTATGGCGGCACCGGTGGGTCGTCGCAAGCTGGGGGTCGTACAGGATTGGGCCTGGGCACTATCTCTACACAAGACGCCAATAATGTGGCTATTTCGGGCGGGTCAATCTACAACATCTCAGACCTGGCTGTGGCCGACGGAGGAACTGGAGCCAGTGATGCAGCCGGTGCTCGAACAAATCTTGGCCTGGGCACTATTGCCACACAAAATGCTAGTGCAGTTGCCATCACTGGTGGCAGCATCAGTGGGATAACTGCACTGCCGGTGTTATCCGGTGGAACTGGAGCCGGCAATGCAGCCGGTGCTCGAACAAATCTTGGCCTGGGCACTATTGCCACACAAAATGCCAGTGCAGTTGCCATCACTGGTGGCAGCATCAGTGGGATAACTCCATTGCCGGTGTTATCCGGTGGAACTGGCTCCAATATCGCATCTGTGGCCAGATTAAATTTGGGCATGGGCAGCATAGCCACGCAAGATTCTAGTGCAGTATCGATCAGTGGCGGGTCAATGACCAATATCAACATGAGCAATTCAACTGTACAGGCTAATTTAATAACATCCAATATAGTGATCACCGGAGGAACCATCACAGGTATAACTCCATTGGCTGTGATAGCCGGGGGTACTGGTTCTGGTGATTATGCCAACGCATTGATTAATCTTGGTGCAGTGGGCAATACTAGACAAGTTATTGCTGGCGCCGGACTCAGTGGCGGAGGTGCGTTGAGTACCAACGTGACGTTGACCATAGCAAGCAGTTCCAATGGGTACGGCAATCGAACCATTAGCGGCGCAGTACCCACGGGCGGCAGCGACGGTGATATCTGGTATCAAGTATAATACAAATCTATAATGCCAATAATATCTAGACCGGTAGGGTATACAAATTCATTACAAACACTCACGGTATATCCGTTGATTCCTGACGCTCAACTTACTGCACATCTCTGGGGCGGTGGCGGAGGTGGCGGCGGGAACGATTCTGGTGCCGGTGGTGCTGGCGGTGGAGGCGGGTTTTCAATTGCCACACTTGCTTGCAACACTGCTGATGTTCTTACATTGGCAGTGGGCAGCGGTGGCGGTGGAGGGTTCAGTGGCACCGGAGTAAGTGGGGGATCCGGAGGATCTAGCTATGTTGGGTACAGCGTATTCAACACAAGACAATTGGCTGGCACAAATGGATTGGTTGCAGTGAGTTTACCCTACGCCTGGAGCAATTTCATGAATGCTTACGCTGTATGGAATGCCAATGGTGCTTACTCACTCGATGTGTCTACCACTATATCTGTGCCATTCACCGGTGTATTTGTAGTGCAGACAGCATTTGATGACGATGGCACAGTATACATAGATGGGATTGTTGTGGCATCTTCCAGCGGAAGTTATAGCGGTTCACGACTTAACAATATTACAATAACCAGCGGTTCTCATACTTTACGTATTGTAGGTTACAACTCCGGCGGAGGACCCGCCGGAGCGGCTGTGTCAATCAACAGTGGAGCTAGTTTTTCAGGTGCTCCGGGGGGTAATGCTGGCCCTATACCTTACAGTGGAAGTGGTGGCGGCGGTGGTGGTGCAACTGTTTTATTACAAAATGATTTATTGCAGGGTGTGGCTGCCGGCGGTGGTGGCGGCGGTGGAGCAGGTAATAATAGTAATGGTGGCAACAGTCCCGGGCCCAATGGACAAACTACCACAGGGTTCAATGGTGAATCGGGGGCCGGTCATCCAGGTGACGGTGGTGGCGGTGGGGGAGGCGGTGGAGGATACAATGGCAGCACCGGCGGAGGTGGCAATGGTGGGGCATATGGCGGGTGGCCAGGTGCCAGCGATACTGGTGGACAAGCGGGAAATCCCGGAGCCAGCTGGAGTTTTGCCTATCCAAATGGATTCAATCCCAGTGGTCGAACACCAGGCGGACAGTCGGGAATCGCAGTGCCGTCAGGAGTTGGGCAAGGTGGGCAGTCAGGAGGCAACAGCGGAGGCAATGGGTATGCAGTGATATACATGAATGTTCCCGGAGTGTTTGTAAATCAAGCCGGTACCTATTATGGTACCACGGAAGTTTATGTAAAAGATCAAGGCACTTGGAAAATCACCAACGCAATTTATATCAAACAAAATGGGGCCTGGACCCAAGTGTCTGGACAACAAACTACAAATTTTGAAACCATCAGCGGCGATTGGGGTATGGTTCCACGCTCTAGTCCATACGTTTACTCTCCGCCGCCTGAACCCAGTCGAGGTGGTGGACCAGGCAGGGGCGAAGGCAGCACCGGCGTCGCCGGCGGTGGCTTTGGTGGTGGTGGTGGCGACTAAATTGAAAAACTACTGCCGCAACCGCAGGTACTAACTGCATTGGGATTTTTTATCACAAAGCTGGCGCCCATGGCATCTTCTTTGTAATCAATGTCTGATTCTTGTAGATATTGCATGCTCATGGCATCTACCACCACTCGCACTTCTTCGTAGTTGAAATCAAAATCATCTTCATTTTGTATTTCATCAAATGTGAATCCATAACTAAATCCTGAACATCCGCCACCTTGCACAAACACACGCAGCATGAGCGCAGGATTGGCTTCTTCTGCAATCAGCTCACGCAGTTTGTTTACAGCACTAGGTTTGAGATTCATTATAGTCTTTCGTTGCACACATCCCAATCAATGATCTTCCAGATATTGTTGAGATATGCTTCTTTGTCGCTTTGATAGTCCAGGGCCCAGGCATGTTCCCACCAGTCCACCAGCACACAGATATCAGTACGTACCGCATGATTGGCAATGGTCTTGATCACGCCGCCGGTGCTCAAATACACCCAACCCGATCCTTGAATCTTCATGGCAGTTTCTTTGAACTGCTCTCGGAAATCTTCGTAGGTTTTGAAATGTTCTTCTATGAGTGCTAGTACTGCACCGCGCGGTTTGTTGGCACCTTTGGGAGGCCTAAGCTGAGGGAAAAACTTATTGTGCAAAAAACTACCAGCGCGATTAAAATCCGCATTGCCTTCTCCTGCATTGTATCGTTTGGCATAGCCCTTGGCCAGCTCTCCGTAGTGATAGTTGATAGTGTCTGCACTCATCACCGGCGCCAGGTCTTTTACACCATAAGGCAATGGAGTGGTTTCCAGCTTGGCCGGTCGAGTGTTGGCCTCTACCAGATCAATTGTGTTGCGTAAGTCCATACTGTATTTATTTCCTTCTGACAATGCGTCCTCTAGTGAGATCGTAAGGTGTAAATTCCAATTCCACACGATCCCCCAGTAACACTTTGATATTGTTGGTACGCATTCGCCCACTGAGATGTCCCAGCACCGTGTGTTCAGCATTGTCTATTTTGACTCGGAACATAGCAGCAGGTAAAATGTCTTCAACTATTCCCTCCATTTTGAGAGTTTCTTCTTTGGCCATATGCAATTACTTAGTGAAGTTGATCTCTGTTGTGATCTTCTTCAATCGATCGTAGCGGAAACTGCGCCAGGCACCTTGATCTAAATCATAAACTCGCTGCGTCACAGGATCAGGTTCTCGGCGTGGCTTCCGGCTTTCTGTGACTGTGAGCCCATCTATGTTCACAGCTGAACTGGCCTGGATCTCTGCGGGCACAGATATAGGTTTTGGCGCTGCTGCATGTGGAATCCGATTGCTGTCCAGGGTGCATCTCATGTCACGTATGGTACCATCAGATTTCACAAACTGCACTGTGACTTCGCTGTTGGCCAGCAGGTTTTTGACCCAGGATCTTATTTCCAATTGACCCGCAGCATCAGCTTCTTGATACTGTGTTCCAGGTGCATTTTTCAGCAAGCGAAACACTTCTGCTTTTTCCCAATCCATCAAATCCATAAGTTCTCCTCTAAAAGTTAATAAACGTTTTTTGATCATGCCCATCTCAATTTAAAATGTGTGGCATCTTTTGCGTCCGAGAAATAGAATGTACTACTTTCCCAACGATTGTTTTGCGACCGACAATCACGACTGGTATGTTTCCTAATCCATCTAACCATTTCCGCAACATGATCACACCATGCATTCCAATTCATGCCTGGGCGTGTTGTAAGATGTACCTTGTGATAATTCTTGTCAATATCACGTTTTTCTTTTCTACGCTGTTTGCTATTCATGCGCCCCACTTCAGCAAGAACAACATCAGGTGCTTTTGTTTTTTAAAATAAAAATAGCCGTCGGCTCTATGGTGTTCACCAAATTTAAAAGTCCTAGTACACCAGCGATCTGCCTCAAGCCACTTATTGCCTTGGACAATTTTGTAGGGCATCTTGACTCGTTTGGTTCCATAATCAACAATCAGGGTCATGACCACTTCAAAATAAACATAGTGCGATCCTGTTCTCGACGGAACCAATACTTGTAATCACTGCCCACCCAAAGAGCATTTTCTTGGAGCCAGTCTGAATCACCAAATGTGTCTAGCATCCACAGACTCATCTCATGCCAGGCTGGCCTAGCGTAGTTGTATGGGCGAACCCAATAGGGCCATTTGGGTTGATTGTTGGCGTAACCAGTTTCAAGGCGTTTTACGTTGATTTCATCTATCCAGTGAATGGCCATGGCGGTTATCTGTTGCGGAGTTGATATACTGCTACTCATCGCCGCATCCGGGAAATGTCAACGGCTTCTTCATCGCTGAACACGGGCACAGCATTGCTCTTGTGCATGGTAGCAATGCCTTTGACCTTGGTACCTGTATAAACTTTGGCCGGTGCCAATGCTGCCACACCACCGCCGGTGCCAAGGCTGGGAATGTGAGCAGTGCCTGCACGATCTGTAGCACCAGTTAAATTGTAAACCAAGGGTTCTGCTGCTAGAGCACGACGACGCTTCTTTTCTTCTGCAGCCACGCCTTGACGTTTCAGCAGTTGTTTCCAGTCAGCTTCGAGTTCACGAGCCTTGCGAGCTTCCTCAGCATTACGGTATTTGAATTTACCCTTCTTCTTGCCGTTGAGACTTAAGGCAGGGCCGCACATGTGCATGGTCATAGAGATCTCCTGGTAGTCATGTGCTTATTATAGCACAGCTCAAATTACCGGTCAACCGTTATTTGAACAAGATCAGCGCCATCAAAACGGCTTGCACAATAAATCCCGAGCCCACTGTGATGATATTCAACATGTCTTTGAGTACCACTGCTCGCATGAACAACAACACCAGGCCGGCCCACAAGAACAATATCACATCCAAACTGGGTGTTCGATCACTGAGTCCTGTCATCAGAGCCAGCAAAGTGGGCACAGTGGCAGCATGTAGCACTATGGCCGAGAGCCATCCCAAAGTGTCTGCACTTAGTCTGGGCAAGTGTTCACCCAACCAGTCAATAATGGAACGAGATGCAAATGTCATGTTTTTTCTCCGTAAAATATGTGATGTCCAATTTTCTCTAATTTGGGTTTGTTCCAACCCGGATTCACGTAGTCAGCGTGATAGTACAGTGCG